AGTCTATGGGCAATGAGTCTGTCCCTTGCGTTGAATTAACCTTAACCCTTAAGAGGGAAAAGGAGCTTAATATCAGGCTTAACAAAAATACAGGTTCATTCGATTTTGATATGCTCGCCAATCATTATGATATCGAGGAGCTTTTGGAGTATGGTTTCGAGGAGTTTGAACTCGATACTATGGAAGAACCTGAGGAGCTTACAGAGGATGAAGCCAAAGAGATTAAGCCTAGCATTAAAATAACATTTGGCTCCTTTGAGGAGGTTGAGAGAGCTAAAATTGACATAAAAGACTTGCTCGACCAAAAGTATCCTGATGCAATTTTTAACCTAGGAGGTATATGAGATTAGAAATCGCCTCCAAGAAAGCTATCAAATACGCCTGTATGCGGTTTCATTACGCAAAGATAGTTCCCATAACAGAAATCGCTTATGCAGTATTTAATGATTCCGGGGAATGGTGCGGATGTGTCACTTTTGGAAAGGGAGCATCTAACCGGCTCGGGGATATTTTCAAGCTAGTACCTGGGGAATACTTGGAACTTACTCGTATGGCTCTCAATGGAAAGCAGGAGACTACCTCCAAAGTTTTAGCGATGGCAGTCCGATTAATCAAGAAGGATAGACCGATGGTAAAGTGCATATTTTCTTATGCAGATAAGGGGCAATCTCATTTAGGAATTATTTACCAGGCTACAAACTGGATTTATATCGACGATATAAAAAGCTCAGGCATAGAAATGTACTACAAAGGTAAATGGGGACATTCTAGGGGACCATCAGAGCTACCTAAACCGATAAGGGATAAGATACCAAAGAGGAAGAAACCCGGTAAGCATAAGTATGTATTCCCTTTAACTGAGGAGGTAAGGAAAATGGCTTTGGATAAGCAGTTACCTTTTCCTAAAAAGAGCGAGGAAGTGGTCAAGGATAGCAAATAAGCATCTTTTCTTGTTTGAGTCAAGAGTTAAAAATGTTGATTCAACTAAAAACGCAAGATGAGTTATAAAACAGAAAAAAATGGAAGTCCCTACAATATGCAGAAAGGTGAGATTGTACTATGCAATATGACTTTAACTGATAATGAGGGGAATCGATACACTCTAAAAAAGCAAGTTTTCTCAACGCCTTATGAGGGAACGAGAGAGGTCTTATTTGCAAGCTCTCAGGATGATAGAATGATATTGACAAAAATTAAAGCAGACAAAAACCTAAGGATTCAAGCGATTGATATCATTGTTTCAGTAGGCTTTAGGAATAAGATCAGAGAGGGTGCTTTGCATACTTCTGTAAAAGGATCAGACAAGAATGAAAGGAATAAGGATGGTGTATACAATTGATAGGAAAAAAGAGCGAGGAGGTCGATTTGCACGCCAACTACTGATTGGAAACCAGTCGTGTGTAACACTTCCCTCGCAGTACTAAATTAGTCAATAGCTATGGCAAAACCAAAATCAAAGAAACCGGCATCAAAAAAAACGGCAAAAAAGCCGGTTGCTCGGAAGAAAGCTGCCGTAAAAAATCCCCGAAAATCCCCGAAAAATTTAGCTAAGGAGGAACAGCTTAGGACTAAGATAGCAAAGCAACTGTTTTTAGATAGCATAGTGAGAACATTAGGAAGGATTGGGGCTGCCTGTAAGCTTACAGGAGTTGACCCAACCACGGTGCTAGAATGGAAGAAAAAAGACAAGGCATTTTTAAAGAAGCTTCAAGGCTTAGAGCCTCAAATTGAATCAGGAGTTAAGGACTTTATCCTCTCTGCAGTACTGCAGCAAGTCGGGGCAGGGAATAGCTCTATAATCCTATACGCTGCAAAATCTAAACTTGATTGGGACGATAAGGAGAAAGGCTCGGAGGAAAATCCTTTAATCGTTGAATGGGCTAAGCCATAAATGAGGTACAGGTTTCCCATCCCGACCAAGGTCGTGCAATTCTTAATTGATAGCAAAAAGAGGCTTACACTCTCAAGGGGTGGAACGAGGTCAGGTAAAACCTATGGGACTTGTATGCTCGCTGTTAATTGGTTGGTGGGAGGTACTGAGTTTGGAGGAAAGGTTTGGTCGATAGTTCGGGCAACCTTACCGGCATTGAAAGCCTCAGCTTATCGGGATGTCTTAGAGATCATTGATTGTATGCATCTACATAATGAGATTACGCATAACAAATCAGAAATGACCTTTAAGCATAAGGGCAGAATGATTGAGTTCTTTTCCTTAGATGATGTAAATAAGGTCAAATCAAGGAAAAGGGATATCTGCCAAATCGTAGAATGCAACGAGACTACATACGATGTATTTCTGCAGCTCGATATCAGGACTACAACAAAGATGATCCTCGATTGGAATCCCTCTGATATTTCAGCTTGGATGAAAGTCGAGATTGAGGATAAGAGGATGCACCTTAAAAGGGATGTGGATTTGATAATCTCAACCTATAAGGATAATCCTCATTTGACCTTAGCAGAGAGGCAAAACATTGAGTACCTGGCTGAGGTTGACCCCGACCTTTGGGCTGTGTTTGGCTTAGGGGAATACGGTCAGGTGAAGGATATCATTTTCAGGAATTGGGATGAGGAGCAATTCGATATCGAGGCTGATTATGTCTACTTAGGAATCGATTTTGGTTTCTCTTATGACCCCTGCGCTGTTACCCTTATCGGGAAATCAGGAAACCATATTTGGTTAAAAGAGTTGATATATGAGAGGGGGCTTTTGAATGGTGATATCGTAGACCGGCTAGAGGAAATGGGATATAAGGATATTCCTGCAGTCGCTGACTCAGCCGAGCCTAAATCTATAGCAGAGCTGAACGCTCTCGGAATGTCAGTCTCAAAAGCTGTCAAAGGTCCAGATTCGGTGCGTGCCGGTATCCTCTTAATGAAAACCTTTAAGCTCCATATTGACCCGATATCGGTCAACTTAAAAAAGGAGCTTCGAGTATATAAATGGAGCGATAAAAAGGCAGGCGTTCCGATAGATAAGTTTAATCATAGTATCGATGGGATTCGGTATGTGATTAGTAAGCACTTTAAAAGTAGTGGAGGATTCGGATTTGGGGGTATATTAAGCAATAGTACCAATCGCCCATAGTTCCATATTTCCAAAGTTACAGAATCCCAAAGTTAAAATAAGCTAAAGATGAGGCTAAACATTTACAAGATTATGAAAAAATGCGACTGTAGTATACGACCCCTTTTAAAGGAGGATATGGAATGCAAACCGATAAAACCCTTGAAGCTCACAAGCACTGTAATCTTTGAAACAGACACAGGGACAGTCTATGATAAGGATGGAAACTTTATAGGGACAGGGGAAATGAAAGATGGGCTTTTAGTGATCGCTTATAAGCCTAAGAAAAAAGCTATCTTTAAGGATGAAGAACTTTAAATTTATCGATTGGCTCGCCTTGGTTGGATTAGCTTGTTTTTTCGTTAGCTCTTATGCATTCGATAGCCGGTTAATCAAAGGGATATTGTATTTATTGGGCTGCCTGATAATGCTTATTTGGACTATTCATACGCTTGTATGGACATCTAAAATGAGGAAGCAAGTCCAGAGGGATTTAAAAGAATTAGAGGAGTGGGAGCGTTCCCGAAAATAATTCCTATATTAGCAAATGAAAACTCATAGCTGATTTTCAAAAGAAAGCCGATGTCTGTAGCCCTATAGACTCGGCTTTTTTATTTCTCCTCATCCTTATCCTTATCAGGTTTTTTCCTATTGAATGTTGCCTCTAGCTTTGCGAGGATAGCCTTTTCAGTAGTCCCGTGCATAATAATAACCTCCCGAGGCTCTAAGCCTAGCACCTCCAAATTAAACTTAATTGGAAGCTGTTTTTTAAGCCTCCTGATATTCTCATTCGATAGCCCTATCAGGACAGTATCGCCAATCATTCCTTTTACCATAGTTGTATATTTAATTAATAATCGAATTGGTTTACGTCAAACTTAACACCTAGCACCTCAGCCAAGACCTGACACCTCGAAAAATAAGAGGTCGCAGCGAGATTCCAAACCTCGAAATCCTTTAAGGAATTGGAGTTGATAGCCTGTATTTTTAGCTTACGAGTCGCCTCTATATTAAGAGCGTAAATCTGTTTTATTTCTTCCTCTGTTTTCATTTAGTTTAATAATATCCTCCCCATATAAGCGATAGCCGGTACATATAAAGGGATAACCCTCAGCCAATCCTTACCCTCCATAAACTCAGGGATTATAAGCATAGTAAATGACCAAACAAAATATGTCATAAATACCTGTCTTTTAAGCTTCTTTATTTCCATTGTTTTCAATATCATATATTTTAACTCCAAACAATTCAGGCTTATCATCTACAGCAGCGAAAATCTGTTTTCCTTCCTCCCTCGATTCCTGAGGAGTCCAAATCTCTTGCCCTGTATTAAGCCCCAATTTATCATTTAGCGAATTTAGTATTACATTAAACACTGCCTTAGACCTTCCCGAGGGTTTGCTCCTCCCGTGAATCCAGCCCCTAAGTGAGGTTACGTGAACGCCTAAGAATTTAGCTGCGCTGTGTTCTGATTTAAAGTCTAATGCATTGAGTACCTGGTCAACTTCCTCTTGGGTCAAATGCTTATCTAATTGGGTGTAAGCTTTCCTTACAGCCCGTACCACTTCATAACTTATTATTGGATTCATATCGTATACTTAAATTTGTTCATTATCGTTTCCACAGCCTTAGCTATCTTATATGCAGGGGTATTCATAAATACATCTGAGCATCTTTGTAAGTCCTTAGCTCTTATTAGGAGTATAAGCCTCAGCTCTTTTCTGCGTGGACAATCCAAATCATCCTGCAGCTGGTCACTCCGCTTCATATTCCGACCGGCTACGACCCCAAAACCTAATACTTGCCCCTCCTGTAAAACAGTTCACGGGGCAGCGACCAATATCGAGGGACAGGGTAAGCCTGACC